TCTTCTTTTATTAAAGAATATGTTGGAATTGTGCCAAAAACAGAACAATTAAGTATTACTGATGAAAAATGTCAGCATATCCAACTAAAAGATTTATGGGACGCAATGAAACAATCTGATTATTATTCCCCTTCGTGTCTTAAAAAGAATCTTGAAAACACATTAATGAACTATGGAGTTCAATATGAAGACCGTGCTATTCACCTTGAAGGACGACCCCATTCAGTGTTTTTCAATTGTTATTTGATTCAAGAAGACCAAAGTGATGAATGTTTGATTTAAAATTTCCACATATTCAAAGTTATTAAAATACTTTGAATTCCAAAAATCCCAAAAATTCCCAAAATCAAATTCTAAATTTTTTTGAGATAAAAGTATTTGTTATTACTTTATTTATTTTTTTAAGACAGTGTTAAATTTATAAATTTTTTGTAGTACAAAAGTTCTATCTTTTCTTTTTTTGGGTTATTTTTTTTGGGAAAAAAGAATAATAGAAGAATATATATTCTTCCATTTTATATTTTAACTTTTCAAAGTAATCTATTGCTTTGGCAACTTTGTGGAAAATCACAAACATATTGTTCTTTGGGGCAAAAAAGTGGTGAATGGATTGTAGATGATTAATGACACCACTTTGATATATTTTTTTTATAAAATTTAAAATAGAATAATATATAATTTTTGATTTAATACAAAATTAGAATATATATTATAATATTTTATACAAAATGGCAACATTCATTGAACGTTTTTCTAAAAATCTAATACAACAAAGTCGTTCCAAAGTATTTAATGAAGCTATTAAAGAATGGAAAAACACCGGTCTTATGTTTGAATATGACATTGAAGATGACCAGCATTGTATTTGCGGACATTTTATTAAAGATGCTTATCAAATAGTAAATCTTTTAAATGGCAACGAATTAGAATTAGGTTCAGAATGTATTAAGAAAATAGCAGAGGAACAATTCAATGCTTGTAAGAAAGTAAAAAGTGCTTACAAGAAAATAGAACAGAATGAAATTGAAAAATTGAATAAAAAACAAATTGATATTTTGTATGAATTCGGTTACTTGGATAAGTCAGAAATACAACTTTTTACATCCGCAATAAAAAAACACATTCCAACAGATATTAAAATTAAATTAGATAAGATAACTAACAGAATTCAAAATAAAGTAAATCCAAAAATTCCATTAATTGTTGAAGAATTACCACCACCATATGTTGAAATTGAAACCAAAATACCAGAACCATTAAACATCACTTACAACATTGGTGATAAATTATTATTGGTAGATTATGAATATCTCAAAGAAGTAACAATGCCAGAAAAAAACAAAGATTTTATTGAAAGTATATATAGATATAAACATAAATTATCTGAAAAACAATTAAAATGGTTAAATAACATTATTGCTAATGTAAAATTAAATCATAACCACTGAATTCGGTGTTACATAGTGTTGAGGACTACTGGTATTAATACAAGCCCACGTATGGGTTCCTTTGAGTTTTAAGATGTCAGTGATAGCATCTTTACTAATATTCAACTTTGAATTGACAAAATAACTCACACCATCCTTTGATAATCCACTTGGAAATAATATAATCTTTGTGGCCTCATTAATTACAGTCTTTGTTTTCATTCCATCAGCAAGTGAATGACGGCACACAATCAAATAAATCTTCTTGGCTCTTCCGAGTTCTGCTACCGATTTTAGAATATTGTAAATCAAATCTGTTTGAATCTTACTTAATCCATCAAAATCATCCATTACTAACATTGATGCTCCTGTTGCTTCATCAATAAAATTACGATATGCTACATTAGTATCTTGTTCGGTTAAATCCACGTGACCTAAATTGGGTTTTTTCTTTGATTCTGGTGTTAAATCCATTTCAAAATCAATAGCTTCTAATGGATCTTTTTTTTGCTTACTTGAAGGTTTTTCTTCAATACCTACTATTTTTTTCAGATTGGGTATTGAAATATCTAATTGTTTCATTCCAAGTCCTTCATAAGCCGGTTCTTCACTTAATGGTTTAGTAGAAACCAACCAAATTGGTGATTTTTTATTCATACGCTTCCACAATTTAACATAATTACTAATCCAAGTACTTTTACCAACACCAGAACGTGCGGCAATATATAAAATCTCACGTTTGTTTAAGTCTGGAATAACTTGTAAAGTACTATGGTCGAAATAAATCGCAGGTCTTTGGCATTTATACTTTAAAAAGTCTTTGTGAATTTGTTGAACCATTAAATCTTCTTCTTGTAGTGGTTTTCCCACAATCAAATCAATTAAATTACAAAATCGTTGTTTAGGCATTTTTGGATGATAACGTTCAAGAAAGGTTGTTAACACTTCTAAACCGCCTTTGGTGAGTTTTTTATCTTCATCTTTTTTATCATCTTTCATTAGAAAGATTTTATTACCTTTGTATTGTCCATCAGCAACTAATGATACTGGATTATAATCATCATCATTAGTGGGTTCATCCATTGTGAAAAAGTAATCAAACATTGGGTTTTCATCTATGCCATTCATTTTGCGTTCTATATTATTATAAGATATTTTATTTTTCTAAATTGTGATTACAAAAAAATTGATTTTTTAAATTCTTATTTTATTTTTATAACCAAATTCATTAAGAACAAAGTAAAATGGCTCGTGGTTGTCCTCTTTCCAAACCCTATGTACGTTCATCATCAGTGGCATTAAATGCCTTTATTGCCCGTTCAAAAGGTACAAACGTACAAATTAGCGTTCAACCAATGGGTTCAGGTTTGCCAATAAATCCAATGTTACAGGTAATTAGAAATATTCAATTGAATACTCCAATGAATGCCGATTTTACTAAATACACACCAACAACTAAATTATAAACACGATACCATTCCCAATCAGATGATACACTTTGTGCCAACTTTGTGATATTTTACCACAAAGAGACCACAAAAAAATTGATTTTTTTTTTCCCTGTTTTGTTTTTATCACTAAATTTATTAAGTTCAAAGTGAATAACACTAAACAAAGAATGAATCATATGGCACTCATCTTTAACGTTAAAGAATTACCCAATTTATCATCTGATTGGGAATGGTATCAATTTACTTATGTTGATGAAGGTATTCCACAATATTACGCAACGATTACCTATGACCCACTTAATTCTGAAAAAAATGAAATTTATTTTGATTTATTCGATAAATTGCCAGTTGATGCCGAATTTGTAGTTATTGAAGACCTTGAAAACAAAGAAGGTTATATTTATGAAGTATTAGATTATAATGGTATAACAATTGCGGAACGTGTGCGTCTAAATAGTGGTGAATTCTATGGTGATATTGAAGAATCATATGATATTATGATGAAAAGTATAGAAAAGGGTGAAAGAATATTACCAAAACTCCAATTGCCAACAATTATTATTTAAATAATCACCACGCCATTTCTTCATCATCATCTAATTTTCCTGCCTGAAATTTACCAGCCAAATCAGTAACAAATTTACCAACTTTGTAGAATATTGGTGATTTCTTTGCCAAATCTGTAACATCTTGACTAATCCACGCCACTAAATCGGATGGTGTTGATTTTCCTAATGCCTTATACAATCCATTAACTAATCCCAAAATATAACGTTGGCAATTACTGTAAACGGGGTCATAGGTATCAAATTGTGTTCCACCATATGTAATTTTAATGGCATCGTGTATCATATCATTTAATGTGGGTTGAATATTGTCTAAATTAACCATAATTGATTTTAATTTATCAGTTACTGGTACACTGTATTGTTTAACAACATCCCATTGAATCTTTGGGCGTCTTTCAGTTTTCAGATAAACATCTTTACCAGTTTTAGGGTCAGTTATCCACACAACACCGGCCAAATGATAAATATCATCATATTTGCCTTTTAATTTATTAAATTCACCACTTGATAACCAATTACTAACTGTTTGTACGAATGATTCAACGGGAGATCGCAAAACATTAATTCCACGAACTTTCCAATCACCATACTTTTTAAGAATATCATCAGTTGCTTTTGAACCAGTACCAGTACCTTTGGTAATGTCTCCAGCAAATCGGCGTGCTTTGGTTTTTTCAGCTAATCGACCTCCACCACGACCCAATAAATGTAATTGTGAAGGATCAGTAATACTAAAATCTTTGGCAATTTTAGACCAATAACCTTTACTATATTTGGGATCATTCAATACAATATCAGCACCTTGAATTTCATCAATACCACCATTCTCAGAATTCGCAATTAATTCTTCAATTAATGCTTGTAATTGGGCTTCAATTCCACTTTGTAATTCTAAGAATTTGCTATATTCGTGAGGAATAATAGAAATAATTTGGTCTTCTAATCCAGAATCACGCAATATTTTATTAATTGTTGATAGTTTATTAACAAAATCATTAAAATATGCGTTAGCATCATTTAATAATTGACTTATAGGATGTTCGTAAACGGCCAATTGATCTCTATCATTTAGATAATAAACAGATTTGAATATTGATTTGCCAATGTTTTTGATATTACTATCAATACCAACTAATACTTTCTTAATATCACTTATATGTTGTTTTAACACACGTTCAACTTCACGACCTGATTCTTCACGTAGCAATTTACTACGTTCAATAATAGTGGATACTGTATCATTAATTTCATCATAGATTTCATCCATTTTCTTTATATCATTTTGCCACGGCACTGGGCGACGTGAAGTATAATCACGTAAGTATTTCTTGAAAATATTTTCATTCCATTCAAGAATATTTAATGGATCACGGGATTGTAATTTTATATCATCAATTACATATTTAATAAATGATTTTATAGAACTTTCATATTCTTTTTTAGATAGTTCATCGTAATCAATATCATCATTATGATATTTTTTAGGACTCTTGGGAGTTAAGGATTTTGGATTAGGTGAAATAGGGCGAATTCTCACAATTGAATTAAATTTAATACCACGATGGCTTCTTGGCATTTTTATGTATATATATTATATCAAAATAAAACAAAATATTTAATATATATATATACAAATTTATGGATTCTCAGCTTCGTCGCAAAATTAAGGTTGCCGTTGGTAAATTATTAAAGGAAAAAGCAGGTCGTGGTGGTGAACTCGTTCTACCATTAGATGCCCGTGGTGGTCGTCTTCGTCATCGTTCATCATCTCGTGGTCGAAGTGCCAGTCGTGGGGGTGAATTAATTCTTCCACTTGACAAAGTCGGTGGTCGTATTCGTTCTCGTTCTCGCTCTAAGTCTGCTCATCGTCGTTCACTTAGCCGTGGACGTGGTGGGGCAATGCGTTCACGTTCTCGTTCTAAGTCAGCTCATCGTTCTCGTTCTCGAAGCCATTCTCGTTCTGGACGTGCCATTGTTCTTTCAGGACTTGGTGCCAAACACCGTTCCCTTTCTCGCAAACGTTCAGTTTCTCGTTCTGGACGCGGAACTCCCGCTCAAAACGCTCATCACGCACTTGCTAAGAAAGCAATGAATTACAAACTTAAACACGGTGTTAGTCTTAAACAAGCGTGGAAGGCCATCCGATAAACAATTCAATCTTTTCAGAAATTATATATAGTATAATATAGTATAATGAATGGATGATAATTATACTGTGATATTAGTTATTAGTATCGCAGGTTTGTTAACGGCCATAGGTGCCACAATTCGTCATATTTATAAATGTAATTGTTGTTGTATAAATTCAAAGTGTAATCAACCACAGGAAGATGATGAAAAAACTCCAATTCTTTCACCATCATTGGACTCTAAACTAATTTTACCACAAACAATTCAAGATACTATAAAGTCTGAAATTAGTAAATCAATGACTAATTTGTATTCAAGTAGCACTAATGATGTGTTTTATCCACCAGCTCCACCATCTACTCCAATAAATATTCCTACCAGTCCCAGACCACCCCGAAGGTCAAAGCATTATAACCGTTTGCCAAGTATTTCTGACCCATTGCGTTAATCATTCACTATCACTATCAATATTGAAAATGCGTTTATAAGGATTTTTAGGAATTACTTTGGTTAATTCAATTAAATCACTGGTATCAGTGCTAGCATCTCTGGTCTTTTTCTTCCAATCAGGGATTTCTTCAACTGGTAAATTATATTTTTTCTTAATACTTTCAAACCATTTCCATTGAGCGGGTGAAATATTTTTGATTTCAACACAACTTTTCAATACGCCACGTTCTTTGTCTTCCATTTTCTCCGAAATTAAAGGATCAAGACTATTAATGTAATTAACTCTCATTTGCCATTCCTCATCATATTTAGGATTTCCAGCCATTTTAATGAATTTCTTACAAAACGCACAAACCCATCGACCATATTTTTTCAACTCCGGTGTTAACACTAATTCTAATTGTGGATTTTCTTTGTCATATTCAAAACAGCAAGGCCTTTTGCGACTCATTCTATATAAATTAAATATATTTTATTTTTTTATAAAGAATTAAAACATTCCAAAAATATATTTATGTATAGTATATAATATATATACATTTGAAAATGGCATCTGATGAATTAAGTGATATGATTGTTCTAAACGTTCAACAAAGTAGTTCTAATCAAAGTAATTCGACTCCAATTAGTAGTCAAATTCAACTACTATCAGCACCAATTGTTAATGATATGAGTGAATGGAATTTGTATTTCAAGAGTTTATATTTAACAGCCAGTGAATTACCATATTTTAATGCTCTTCGAAATGTTGCTTGGGATGCCGATAATTATGCGGAGAGTAATTTTTCTTGTAATCGAACTAATTTGGCCATTGTTTTATCATCGGTTGATAATACACCTACTTTCGATACATCGAGTGCCATTTTCACTGATAATAGTTCATTGATGTTTCCTATGGGAGCAGTGGCTGGAACAAAACATTCTCAAATGGGATGTTTTTGTCGATATGTGAGTGAAAATTCAATTTTAGTCGATCCATTAGGTAATAGCAATGGTGGTTATAATTCACAAAATTATCCACGTTCTTACTGGAATATACATAGTATTCCACAATTTCTTGATATGATCAATGATGCTATATCTAATATATTGGACGTTGGTGGTTTGAGTATTGATGATATCTATTTTAGTTATCAGGCCGATACTGGTCTTTATAATTTAACAATGACAACTGCTATTGTAAGTGCCACGGGTGTTCCACTTTTTAATATGTATATGAATTCACAGGCAGAACATTATTTTGATTTTTTTCGATGGGGATTTCAAAGTCAATATACTGATTTAACAAATCCACCATTAGGATTACAAAAGGTTGGTTATGTTGGTACTTATAGCAATTGTATGGACTATAAATTCATTCCTACTGTCAGCGGACTCGTAAATTATACTGCTACACCAGTTGCTCCCCAAACGGCTCAATGGAATTGGATTTCTGACAACGAATGTGTCAGCTTGATGATAGACGCCCACTCCCTAATCATTAGTATTCCAGCAGGTGACCTTAACAACGCCAGAGCCCAGACCATTCCCGCCAATGAAACATATTTTAATGCCAGTTTGTTACCACCCAGTCGTACAGTCTTAAAGATTATAGATATTAATCCCAGTGTTGGATCGGGTATTAACAATGCCACAATAGTTAGTAATGCCGAAATCCTTGATATGCCAATTAACATTCCCAGTACACAAACATTACAAGATATACAATTAATATTTGAAATTATGACAATAGATAATTTTATTATTCCATTAAGCATTTCAGGTAGTAATGGTTGGGCGGGTGTTCGTTTTGTATTAAAGAGACGCACTGAAAGTATTATTACAGTAGAGAAAAATTTGGCAAAAAAGAATAAATAAGATTTTAGAATTTAGGAATAGAAATTAAGGAATTAAATAAAATCTTTGTATAATATATATACATATTTAAAATGGCCGATGGAATCGAATTCGTTAATAGTTACCCACCTGTTTTAGCAAATGCTGATGAAAAGTTTGGCAAGCCAGTAATGAGACTGCCACATGGAGCAAATTCAGTTACTTACAAAGTTATGCAAAGTACCGGCACCACTCTCGGAAGTGGAACCCAATACCAAATTTCAGTGTCACAAGGGCAACTGGTGTCCAACTATTTGTTAGAACAAATGACTATACAATTTCAAGTTAATGTTGCCAATACTTCTGATAACCCATATACTCCCACTCTTGAAACACTATGTAGTCCAAATTTCATGCCTCTGCTTATGAATAGTACTATGCTTCAAGTTACACTTAACGGTCAAAGTTTCACCATTAATGGCCAGTCTTGGGCGGACAAGATACTTACTTTCAACAAACTTCCTGATATGAGTGAATATGATTTATCAATTTGCCCTAATGGTTTAGATATCTTTTCTACATATCCGGCATCTGCCGCTGGAGGTAATCCAGTTTATGGAAGTGCCGCCGGAACTGTTAAAAATCCATTTGGTGATTTCACAACTGCCACTTATGGCAACTCTGGTCGTTGGACTCAGGTCAGTAATGTCACAATTGCTCCTGCCCTTGCTGCTATTGCTAATAATGCCAACCAAACTTACACTATTACTTTCCAAGTGACCGAACCTATTCTTAACCAGACCACGGCTATGACTGCCGAATCCGCACGTGCGTGGGCAAATCTTAACACACTTCAAATTACCCGTAATTTCCTTACCAGTGGTGATGTTAATACTCGTCTTATTAAAGTTATTCAAGCACCAGTTGCTGGAATTGCCCAAAGTGTTGTTGCCGGTTCAGTTCAAATTGCTCCCGCCACATCTCCTAATCTTTTCTATACTGTGTATACTTGCGATGAAGGTTTCAATATTCCTAAGGCATCAAAGTATCCTCTATGTTCATATCAGCCCCTTTATCCAAGTAATCCTATTCAAGTCAACTCAGCTGCAGTTCAAAGTTTCACAAGTCCTTCAATACCGCTTATGTACGTGCCTGCGTGTATTTACGTTTTCGTGGCGAAATCCGCCAGTGCCGTCAATCTTGCTTACGCATCTGAGGCCCCAGGCTTCCAAATTACACAACTGTCTATGGACTACGTGACGTCGGGTAATTTTGCGAGTGCTAGCCCAGTTGTTCTTTATCAAGAATTCGGTGCTAACCAAGGTATTCAAAAGTCTTGGGCGGAATCTGGTACAGTTACAGTTCAAGGCGTTCAAGTTGGTGCCTATGGTACTGTTTTCCGTATTGATGGCTCTCAACTCCCCATTGATTGGCAAAAGTACTCCGTTGGTTCACCATACAAACAACAACTTCAATTCACAGTTCAAGGTACCGCTCTCCGCACTGATACATTCCAACTTTACGTTCAAATTTGTGATTCAGGTTATTATGAACTCAGTGGTGTTGATTGTGTTAGCCGTATTGGTATTGCTAATCCCGAAATTGTTGCTACCGCTCGCGCACAAGACAAGAACTTCGAAGCTCACCACGCAACATTTGGGGGCGCTCTCAGTCACGCAATGCGTCGGGTTCACCACGGATTCAAGAAAGCGATGGCCGGTGTTTCTCACCGTTTAGTTCCCGCCCACAAGGGTAAAGGTGGTAAGGTTCACCGCCGTAAAGTTCATCACAAACGTCGCCGAGGTCACGGAGAGGCTGATAAAGATTGTGGTTGTGATTACAACGAACATTGCGATACTTGTGAGGAATTTTGTGATGAATGTAATCCATTCTCACAAAGTGAATCTGAATTCTCTGAATACGAAGAACCTGTTAAAAAGGGTGGACGTGCCATCACAAAGAGTATGATAGCACAACGCCTTAACTATTGAATCATCTATTTGTAATCATTGTAATGAATACATAGATCTTGAACTATATTATTTAACTTTGCTTGTTGGTATTCAATAGAATTAACTTCATAATTAAAATTAGATTGTAGAAAATCATCTATGTATTGTAAAACACTATCACGCACATCTTCTGGTATATATGAAGCTAATTCATTAACCGATTCCATTAAATTACGAACTAAATATGATGTATGTCCAGATACCATGATATATATATAATTAATTTAGAAAAAATAATTATTATAAAATTAAAATCAATTTTTTTAATTTAGAAAAAAAAAAAATATTTTATATAAATATATATACAAAAACAATGACAGAAAAATTCGAAGGAATAATGAAAACACACTTTCTGCGCTCAACCAGTAAAGCCCTTTACATTAATAAGCTGAAAAAGCTTATGAATCTAACTGGTCACGATATGAGATGGGTTATTAGTCATCCAATTGAAATTAGAGAGTTAGTTGATGAAATGGATATGACCGATAGTACCAAAGTTAGTTTCATTAGTGCTATTATGGCATACTTTATTTACAATGATGCCAATCTAAAAGAAACTGAATTTGAATTATTTCAACAATGGGATGATATCAAACGCCACTTTAATGAACCAATTAAGAATCGTTACACAATGATGAAACCAACCACCAAACAAAAGTTAGCATTTATGGATTATGAAGAACTACAACGTGTTAAAGAACGATTAGATTATGGTCCTGAGCGTTTATTAATGACACTATATCTTGATTTACCACCGATTCGTGCTGATTACTTTAATGTAGTTTTTAAAGATAGTGATGATGGTGATAGTAATTACATTGTTGAAGATGAAGACCTACCAAAAGGAACTGCTGGTTTATTAATTATTAATGATTATAAAACCTCAAAGAAATATAGTCGTATTGAAATTCCAATTCCCACTACTGTAATGTCTGAAATCAAAGAATGTCTAAAAGAAAGACGTTCAATTCATCCTGAATTTGATAACTATTTATTTTTAACACATAATGGCCGTCCTTATAAGACACGCCAGAGTTGGACTGTCTATGCCAACACAATTATCAAAGAGATTCTTGATAATCCATCATTTAGTCTGACAATGTTTCGTCACATTTATGTTAGTCGTCCTGATTTGGGTCTTAACACTGGTCCATCAACAGAAACACGAGAACGTCTTGCTAAAATGATGGGTCATAGTGCTAACACACAAGTACAATATCAGTGGAGAGACTAATATACAATAGTTATAGGGATACAAAATAACATTTACTTTGGCACTATTACACGAAAATCGTATGATATTCCCTTTAAAAACGTTTTTAAACTATATATTACATCTTTTTCATACAAAATACCAAAGAAAGTGTTATTTAGCATCCCTATAACTATTGTATATTAGATTTGACCAAATAAAACTTTTAATATATCTATGATATCTATTGCTTTGCCACCAGTTTTAATATTTTTCTTAGCATATAAGGCACGCATTTGGGCTTTAGCTTGTTCCTTTGGTAATGGGTCTCTCGAAAATTTACGTCCATTTTCATTGATAATCCAATAATGATTTTGAGGATTCGGTGGGTAAGGAGCTTTTCTGAGTTTGTAATGGAATGATTCTGACTTTTTAGACATATATATATATATTATATAAATTTAAAATAATTTCGCAATTAATTTTGCTACTTGATCGGGATGATTAATAGCATATTTCAAACCTGCTTTAGGATATTCATCTATTAATTTAGAACCAAAATCACCAAAATCTTTGAATATACCACTGGTTAAGATATTACCTCCTTTGACATTGGCATGAAATATTTTCTCTAATTCGGATTTGGTCATTGACATATTTCCTTTGAGACCATGTTCATGTAGAATATCAACCATCTCACCTTTTGTTAATTTCTTTTTATGGATTTTGTGTGGACGACCTCTTCCTCGTTTTTTCAGTCCCAATCCAGTCATTGGTGTATTGAAAAATAAAGCATTAGGTGATTCAAATTGTTCATTTTCTAAATCATGTTCCATTACTTCGGCAATACCATATGGTAAAATACCATTATACATTCCTTTATGGAACTTATTATTATAAAATTCTTGCGTAATAAGTCTACCTTCATCATATTTATCTAATGGTTTCTTTGCGTTTGACGTATATTGACTGGCATAACCTTCACGACGTGCTTTGAGTAGCACACTATATAATTTCTGAATCATATCTAATGCTTCATCTTTGGTATCAGTATATTGTTTGAGTGTGGGATATAAAGCATCAAAAACTTGCTCCTTAGTGTATGGCATAATTTGTATATATATATTATATCAAAATAATATAATTTATTAATTATTATTCTTTATACATCGTTTGATAGAGTATAAGAACCAGCTACAGAACACATTGAAAAATCCACTCCTGCCATTCCATCAATTAGTTGTATGGGTGTTCCTGCGGGATTATACCCAAACCCAGATTGAAAATAATTAGCTGTTGTTATTGGTGTACAAAAAATAGTTCCATCATATCGCATAGTCCACGCATATTGTTCTCGTCTAACAACTAAACCATCAGGATTTGGTGGGTTATTTGTCTGAAATACGCACCCACTAGTCATAGCAAATGATATATATGGGTTATAGGTAGAATTTTTTTGAGTGAATACTGTGCTAATTGGATTTTCAACAAACATTGACGTATGTATTGTCTCTGTAGGGAAAAAGTTGCTTGCCACAGGACTAATACCCATAAAACTTATTGTTATCGCTACATTGTCAGTTACTTTTTGTACATAAATTTTTATTGGAATCATTGTATTTGTTGATACACCTTGTGTACCAAAACATAAATTAGTAAAATACGACGCAGACAAAACTCCAGAATTATAATTAAATGAACTTGTTGGAGGAATATTAAAGCAATTTCCAGCAGTTGGAACTAAACTACCAGATGAATATGAAAACGTACATAATGTAGTGCTATTTTCTGGGTTAAAGTCACAACCTGAGAAGTTTGTTTGAACAGAATTAGCAAAATATGCGAAAGTACACTGATTAAAATAACAGTTTTGAAATGAAACTTGTGTTCCTACTAATCCAGATAATATGGATATATCTACATTATTAAATTGACAATTTGAAATGACACTTAATCCACCGAATACTGTTGTGTCCAATTCCCAATCAAGATATAGTGTACAATTATTTAATTGTAAATTAGTCAATTGAAAGTTTACACAGTTAAAAATTTCTAGACCTCCTGATATTGGAGTCATTCCGAATGAGGTCATAGAAAAATTTGTTGCTCTAGTAACATTTATATTACCCGCGGTGTCTGTTAATTCATTGGCAAGTGTGATATTTGTGCTATTGGGTATGTTTTCAACTGATAATGTAGCAGCTATATCATAATAAGTTGTATATAAAGTTACTGCTGGTTTCCAAATTAAAGGGATATTAGCAGTATTTGAATTGCTTGTTAAAACTGAACCAATAGGACCATTCTGAATAGGGAAACTATATCCACCTGTATTTCCTGAATTAATAATTAATTGTTGTGTATTAACATTCGTAGTTGTTACAATATTGTTATTTGATACCATTGACGAATTAATTATCATATTTCCTGTGACAGATAAATCATTTGGTGTATTATAACAAGAATTAAATCTTGCGTTACCATTAGTCTGATTAAATATCCCTGTACCTAAATCACAATTGAAAAATGATAGAGTATTATTATTATTTGGTAGAGAATACATTGAATTAATTTCATAATTATTTCTAAAAACGCAGTTATCGAAAACAACCTCACAAGAGGTAGATGAATTAACATTAAAAATTATTTTTGCTTCTTCTAGCCCAATATTAACAAAAATACAATCATTAAAATAAATATTGCCAGTGATGTTAGAAATTGTTACACTGTTATTGAATGTCATATTATTGATTGTCAAATTTCCACATTGGTTAACCATTAATGTTCCACCCCATATACATTCTCCTGCCGATGAATTAATATAACTATTAGTCCATTGATTTAAACTATATGAATTACTTAAATTAATTGGGGCAAGTTCAGTATTTCCACCATCAACTTCTGTTGTGGCAAACCAAGGTACTAATTCTGTCTCTTCATTAATATTTTGAATATTATAATAAACCACATTAGCACCAATTATATAAGCATTAGTTCCCGTTGGACTAACGATTACTGATGTGTTTAAAGCCTCTATTGTTGTTGAACCACCACCTCCGGTTTGATTAACCCATTGTAAAGGTCCTCCCATTGTAAGAGCCGATGCTAAAACTTGACCAGTTGATCCGTTAACTGATGGCATCGAATAATTTAATAATGAGATATTACTTGCCGTTAAATTACCACAATTAACAAGTTGTGAATTAACCACTGAACCATTACGAGCATTGTTATATGCGTTAAATTGATTTTGATTATTAGTGTTGAATGGTAATGGAACTCCATAACAATTGTTAAATACTGAACTTGGTATTCCTGAATAAATAAATGTTGGATTAAATGTAGTATTTTCATATGTTATTGAACCACCACCAACCAATACCTCATTCAATGTATGAGATGGACCGAAATAACAACTCGCAACTCTTATTGTTTGACCATTAAGTGTAAATGTGGTATTATTATTGAATATACAATTATTGAAAGTTATAAATCCAGAACAAGCTACAGTAGATGATATAGTAACTACTCCATTAAAACAGATATCATTAAATATATATTGAGAATTAACACCATTAAAATTTATTGATAAACCTCCACTTAAAAATGTTATACCACTTCCACAACCTTGAACTTCAAAATTATGATTTAATCCATTCGTTGTGATAGTTGATGAATCAGTTCCAGCACTATAATATATGTATGATGATGTTGTCAAACCATTTAAAACAGAATTAATAGTTGATGAACCAGTCACTATATTACAATATTCGACATTTTGTTGAAGTGTATTACTATTAAAATATCCAAGATTAACTACATCAGTAGATCCAGTTGGTGACGCCGATACTGTAGCATTAGTAGACGTTATTGTAGCAATGTTCGCACTTGAAAGACCACTTAAATTTGATGACACCGTTAGAGTTGTGTTCGGGCCTGCGGGATTGGATACAATTAAATTCGAATTGCCAGCCGTTATATTAGTAATACCACCACCACTTTGGGAAACCCAATTTAAGCTTGAACCATTATATCCTAAGACAGTTGAAGCAATTGTAGGGGTTGGATATAATAAATTATTGACTGTTAAATTAGTGGTATTGACATTAGTGGCATTCGCTTGACTTTGTCCATTAGTCAAGGCTGAGTATGCTAACATTGTGGCTTTGGTTGGATTAAATGTTGTGAGACCGACGCAATTAGTAATAATGACTTGAACAGCTTGTGATTGTTGGAAATTTAGAGTCGCGCCTCCAAAATTACAGTTTATAAAATAGATGACACCGGCGAATGTAGCAGGCACAGTGACCACACATGTTGAAGTAAAATCGCAATTTTCAGCAATAATAAATCCAGTGGTTAAACTTCCAAATGTTATTACACTAACCCCAGTAAAATTACATCGTTCATATTTACATCCGTTGCCGGATAAACTACTACTACCGCCAATTTGTAAATTCGATATTTGAATGGAATTGTTAGTGTTATTAATATTTATACCTCGTCCGCTTGCTAATTCGGTACAAGTGCCTTGGCCGTAGGGACATATGATATTTAAATTGGATTTATTAGTCATTGAAACAACCGATCCTCCATAAGAACCTGCTGACATGTAGATAGCATTCCCAGTAGTAGCGATATTAATAGCACTTTGTATGTCATTTACATTATCATTGACATATAATGTATTAGAAAATAGTGTGTTAATGGATGATCCTGTGGGCCCAGTCACTCCAATACTACCATTTTGTCCAGCCTGTCCAGTCGGTCCTTGAATTCCTGTGGGCCCTGTTAATCCAGAAATTGTTGATGGATTAATCCAAACAGCATTATTACCATTTGAACCTAATAACCAGTCGTTTGTTCCAATAGTTTGTGGAAAAGCATAATCACCAATTGTTAAAGTATCTACTGTGATATTATTATTTAGATTTATAGCTGGTCTTATAGGTGTTCCAGTTATATTAATATTCGTTCCTCCTGTAACTCCAACAATTGTACCGGTTGAACCTTGTGATAGTTCCCAAATAGCATTTGTTCCATCACTTGTTAATACATAAGAAGTTGATCCAATACTTTGTGGCATTTGATAATTTCCTATTTGTAAACCACTTGATTGTGAAATTAGAAAATTACCAAATGTTGAGCTTGAATTCATGATATTTTGAGAAGCAATAGAATCTGGAACACCATAACATCCACTGAAATAACATCTTCCTGTCTCGAATGTCGTAAAAGAACTAATGTTAAATAAATTAGTGGTTTGAAAAAATAAAATATCACCAGATCCAATACCTAGTGTTGTTATTGATGATCCAATCGCAAAACTACATTCATTAATTATAATATTAGCATTTCCTTGAAAAGTAACATTGGTATTAAATGTACATCTATTAAAAATACAAGTTCCCGTTAAATTTAAAGACACTAATCCGGAAAAATATATATTTTCAAATGTCATATTAGAACAATTGCTTACGGCATTAAATTGACTTTGGATGTATAATACATTTGTGGGACAAATAATTGTGCTATTTAAATAATTTGAAAGAATAATATTATTTTCTTGACCAGATGGAATGGTAATAGGTGCTATAATAGCATTAAAATTAGTTGATCCCGATGAATTTAAAATTGAAACACATGATGAAACATCATTTATATATGTTATATTTGTAGTTACATTTGGGGTTGATGTTCCTGTCCCGCCTGTTGGAATAGACCAATAAATATCACCTCCGGATGAATCACATGTTAATACTGATCCGACTTGTGTGGGGGCAACATTAATTAATTTATAGGCCGAACCCATATTAAGGGTTGATGTAGTCACTGTGGAGATATTAGCAGTTGATAAACCAGATAAATTACTTGATAATGTGATAGTTGTATTGGGTCCGGTTGGATTATTTATTAGTAAATTAGAATTTCCGGAAGCAATAGTTGTAATACTACCAGATCCAGTCGGTCCAGTTGATCCAATTGATCCATTATTTCCAGTTGGTCCAGTTGATCCTATACCACCAGATGGAATAGACCAATAAATATTTTGTCCCGGGCCATCACACGTCATCACGCTTCCAGTAGGACCAGCGTTTACATTAGTTAATTTATAGGCAGAACCCATATTCAATGTCGATGTTGTGACACTGGCAATATTAGCACTTGAAATACCACTTAAATTTGATGATACTGTGATAGTTGTATTGGGTCCACTTCCATTTTGTACCAATAAATTACTATTTCCAGCAATAATATTTGAAATTGTTCCAGTTGCTCCGCCCGATATAGGTTCCCAAGCGACTGTACTATCAGTATTACAAGTAAGAACATATCCAATATTTCCGATAGTACTTGGCATTTCATACTCTCCTATAACTATTTGATCAGTTTTCATACTTGTAGAATAGGTTGTATCTGTTTCAGTATCAGTTGAACTGGCATAAATGGTACTTCCGGTGAGAGTATTAACCTGTAATCCAGAACAATTAGAAAAATATAAACAACCATTAGTATCAGCATTCATTGTTAAGGCAAAACAATCACAATCTTGAAAAAATAAAATACAATGGCCACCTGGGCCTGATGGTGGTAATGTTTCAAATATAGTTCCAGTATTAAATGTACAATTAACAAAAATACTTTGGGCTTCACCATTAAAAGTGCTTGTTCCACTATTAAATTGACAATTAGTGAAATAACAATTTCCACCCATTGAGAAAATATTAGTTCCAGCAAAAATTAAACCTTCAAAATTAACTGAACTTGATGATGATTGAACTATCACATTACTTTGAATAGTACAATAGTTATTGGGACAATAAAATTTAGAATTAGTATAAGTTTTTATGATTAAGTCATATGTTATTCCACTTGGGATAATAATTGGGGCTACTATAGCGTTATATCCAAAACTTGAACCAGAATTAACAGCATTCGCAAATGTTAAAGCATCATTAAAATAATTTAAATTGGTAGTAATGTTTTCTATGGATTGTTGGGGCACAAATTCTAATGCTTGATCACCACTATTGTATGCCAATACATAAGTATTTTGTTCTGGAACTACATATTCTGGGAATGAATAAGCATATTGACCTGATCCATTAGTAGTTCCAACTGTTAAATTTGCTACATCGATAGCAGTATCTAAATTAACAACTGGATTTTGATTAGTTCCAGTAATATTAACATTAGTTCCAGCAATAACTGAATAGACTCCTGCTCCTCCAGACATTGGAATGAATCCTAAATTTCCAGCTCCAATATTGCCTAAAACATAACCTGCTTCTTCAGTAGTTACATAAGCAGGAAATATGTAAGCACTACCGCTCGGGCCATTCGTTCCCGCCGTTAATTGATTAATTTGAACTTGATTAATAGTATTATTTAAATTAATAGTATTCCCACTAACATTAATATTATTACCACCAGTTAATGATTGACCAGAAGATGCTTGCCATTGACATAATCCAGCAAGTCCATTAGAACTTAAAACATAACCAGTCGGGCCGAATGTCTTTGGTAATGTATATTCTGTTCCTACTTGAATTTGGTCTGAAATTACTGTGGGAACGTCAATGGTTTGTGCTAAATTAATAGTTACAATATTATTAGCTTCACTGGTTGTTAAATTATTATCAGTATTATTAATTCCAACAATACCTCCCCCTCCACTACCAATCGTGACCCAACCCAAATCACCATTTCCATCAGCCGCGGCCAATACTTGACCTTGGGTTGGTCGACTATTAAATGGAAAAATATAACTATTGGGTGATGTTCCAACTGATAATTCACCAGCAATATTAACATCTCCACCTAATGAAACTCCATTGTCCGCTATTAAATTCTGACAAATGACATCTGCCACATTAATATTTAAATATGTGGCATTTTGTAATCCAAGAAATGACATTTAATGTATATATATAGTATCCTTATATTTTATTTTTCTTTTAATTTAATATAATAATGCCGAAAATTTTAAAAGGTGCTGGTGTGCCATCTGAAATCAAGCATTTGATGAATATTGCTCTTGATGAAAATTCACTAATGCGGGCAATGAATGGCAAAGTGAAAATTATTTCGTATAGTGATTTAAGAAACATTCACGATATTGATGAACTATTGGCACCACACAACAAAGTCATTATTTTATTTGCCATTAAAGGACCATTAAACGGACATTGGACGTGTCTATTCCGTCAAAAAAATAAATCAATACAATTTTTCGATAGTTTTGGATTATTGCCAATGGATGAAAACAAATATATGTCTATGCCTTATTCTATTGAAAAGTATGTGGCCGACCAATTCAAACCATATATTTATGAACTATTCAGTCAATATCCTGATAAAATCCGTTACAATCAGCACAAATTACAAGATTTTAGTACCAGTGTTTGTGGGCGTTATTGTCTTATTCGATTACAAAATCCCGAATTATCTGAAGACGAATTCGCCAAAGAATTAAAAAACACAAAGTATCATCCTGATGTGTTAGTAACACTATTGACAAAAAATGTTTAAGGGTTTGAAAAATCAAATTTTATGAAATTTATTGATTATAATATTGATGATTACATAAAAGTTCCGTAAATGCCATTATATTTTTCTTAATACGTTTTCGGGCTTCTGGGTCAGTTGCGGTATATAATGCTTTAAGAAAATTCCGCAAATGAGCTATCAAATCTTCTTCTTCCATTTCCAATTTTTAATAATATATTATATAAAAATAAAAAAAATAATTTCTTATAGAATTATATAAATGATTGGAGAAAATGAATTTGATACTATCTTTCGTGCCTTACGATCTATTCGAAATAGTGGTTTTGATTTTTTTCATAAGAGAATTTATCCAAATGAAGACCCAAAGTATGGTTACGTATATGAAAAGTGGTCTGAATTTTGTGCTTACCCTTTTAACTACTTGCTATATTTAGATGGTCTTGAAAAACAATTACTGCTGGAATGGATTAATGAATTAAATTAATTTTATTTTAGAAAAAAATTATTTATATAAAATTAAATTTTTGATTTTTAGAAAAAATAAAATCTTTGTAGATTATATAATGAGTACAATTACAGTTAAAACCGCATTACGCCAAACTGGTGAAAAAGCAACCAAATATAATCCAGAAATGTTGACTTATTTGTTACATAATAATGACTTTTCAAATAAACCTCTATTCGAATGCTATGGTGGGACAATTGCCAAAGAACCTTTAATTGATATGTTTGTTAAACCATTTTTTGATTTAGATTGTCCTAAAAGTGAAACTGATTTGGATGTGGAAGATATTTATAACCAAGCAATAGAATTTATTACTCCCCATTTCGAATGTACTGAAAATGATATTGTTGTTTCATCAGCACATAGTGATGAAAAATATTCCTTCCATTTTTTAGTCACGAATAAAAAAATAATGTTAAGTAATTTAATTGCTTGGGCTAAATTACCCAACATCAAAGAACAAATGAAACCAATATGTCTTGATAATAGCATTTACAAAAAAGGACAATTACGTGTCGTATTAACTAGCAAAGAAGGACAAAACCGTCCCTTACGGCCAATCAAATGCGATGATTATGATATTTTAGACCATCTTGTTACTTATACTGAAAACATTAATACTGAGTTTTCATTTGATATTGATTATCTTAAAACCTCGGTCAAACAATCACAAAAAGAACAAAAAGAAATTGCCAAAGTAGAATCAAAGAAGTTACAACATCAACTTGATAATCATCCATCATTCGAATATTCAGTTATTCAAAAATTATTAAATTGTTTAAAATCTGAACGTTTTAATGATTATTCCAGTTGGGTTGATGTTGGTACTGTTATTAAAATCAGTGGTGGAAATTTTCAACTATTTAATGAATGGTCTAAACAATCTGACAAATATAACGAACAAACTTGTTGGGATACTTACAATGCCATTAATCCCAATGGACGTTTAACTATTGCCAGTTTACATTTTTGGGCTAAACAAGATAACATTGTAGAATACAAAAAATATTTCACACCTACTAAATCACAATTAGAACTGATTGAAATTATTAAAACTGACAGTCCAACTGATAAAGGATTAGCTAATGTTTTATATTTTATTGCCAACGAATATGATTCTAACCATATTCGATTAATTACAACAGTTGGAAAACAATGGTATTTATATCGCGATGAACGTTGGAACTCCGATATTAATAGTGATTCTAATATTTTTTATAGCTTTATTAACAATATTGCTGAAAAAATTATTGTCAAACTTTATGATGTAATTGATGATGATGAGATTTTATTAAAAGTTAGTGGTATTTTAAATAAAATTGGACTCAAAAAAGATGTTGATGATTGTAGTAAATTTATATATGAAATGTGTTTTGATGTCAGTTTTAAGCAACGATTAGATACTAATCCTTATTTAGTAGGATGTAAAAATGGAATTGTGGATTTGAAAACTCTTAAATTAGTGGAAAATAGCCCTGACTTGTTTATTACCAATTACTTAAACTATAATTTTGACCTTAGCACTTGTGAAAAATCTAATACCACTTATCAAGAATTAACAAAATGGTTAAACCAAATATTACCAGATCCAGAAACATTAAAATATGTACTAATGATATCAGCCACTGGATTAATTGGCTTATTATTACGAGAAAAAATAACCTTTTTTATTGGGAATGGTCGTAATGGAAAATCAAAGTTTTTAGAACTTTTAATGTTAGCGTTAGATGGTTATTCGGTTCAAGCAGCCCAATCTTTAATATTAAAAAATGAAAAAGCAGATGGTGAAGCAAAATTATCATTGAGAGGAAAAAGACTTGCGTGTTTTAATGAATTTGAAGAAGATGCTAAATTAGATACTGTAATGTTAAAATCAATTAGTGGAAATGATAAGATTTCTTGCCGTGGTTTATATGAAAAACAAGCAAGTTATAAAGTTATAGCAACAACAATTATTGCGTTGAATAATCCTCCTAATTTGCCAGCCAAAGATAAAGCTATTTGGTCTCGTTGTGAGTTTATTAATTGGACTGAACGATTTCTACAATCTACTGACCCAGATTATAATCCCTCTAATCCACATCATCACTTAGTTGATGAAACTATTGTTGAAAAAATTCCACTGTGGGCTGAATCATTCTTGAATTTAATGATGATGTATGCTTGTGAAATTATTAAAGGAACAATGAAAATTATTCCACCAAAAGTTGTTCTTGATAAAACAGCTGAAACACGTTCTGAAAGTGATTGTTATTCTTCTTTTATCAAAGAATATGTTGGAATTGTGCCAAAAACAGAACAATTAAGTATTACTGATGAAAAATGTAAGAATATTCAATTAAAAGATTTATGGGACGCAATGAAACAATCTGATTATTATTCCCCTTCGTGTCTTAAAAAGAATCTTAAAAACACATTAATGAACTATGGAGTTCAATATGAAGACCGTGCTATTCACCTTGAAGGACGGCCTCACTCTGTGTTTTTTAATTGTTATTTAATTCAAGAAGACCAAAGTGATGAATGTTTGATTTAAAATTTCCACATATTCAAAGTTATTAAAATACTTTGAATTCCAAAAAT